AAGACTCCCGCCACTGAAGCATCATTTCCAGCTGCTCGCGACGCTTGTTCAGTTCGTCTAACTGAGCCTTCTGTTTTGCTATGACGCTGTGGTCATCAAGCGCCTTTGCGCCCTTCCCGAGATTGCATTCCAGACATGACGTGGCGAGGTTCATCACGTCGTTATCGCCGCCTCCAGCGACGGGGTTGATGTGGTCGATGTGCAGAATGACTTCCGGCGCTGATCGGCCACAATATTGGCAAGTGAAGCTATCTCGCTTGAAAACCTCAAAGCGGACAGTCTTGGAGATGCCGACGCGCTTTTTCGCCGATTTGATTGGGTGAACGCTCATGCAGCCCGTTCCTTACGAATGATCTTGTGACGCCTGGCGTCAGCCCGAGCCTTCGCCTCTTCCGGCGTCAGGAACTCAGCGACCTTGGGCTTGTGGCCTCCTTTGCCTTCGCCAACGAGGACGCCTTCGGAGATGCAGTCAGCGAGGGGATAGAAACGCCAGCTCATCCGGCCAGCCTCGCCCGCAGTGCTGCAACGTCAGCCTCAAGTTCGGCATCGCTCAGCATCCGGCACTGAACCGCCTTGATTGCGTGAAGCACGGTCGAATGGTCACGTCCGCCAAACCGGAGGCCAATCTCGCTCAAAGACTGCCGCGTCAGCTCGTGCGACAGATACATCGCGACCTGGCGTGGATGGGCTTTTGAGAACGTCCGCTCCTGCGTTGTCATGTCGCGCGGCAGAAGTCCGTAATAGGCGGCAACCAATGCCTGGATATGCGCGACCATAAGGCGTGGGTTCTGCGGGGATCCGCATAGCGGGCAGCACGGCGGCTGCGCCCATCGCTGGAGCGGAACCGCTTCCTGTTTGAGATGAACGACGTTGCTCATATTGCCTGAGTCCCGAGCGCCTTGCAGATGCACTCGAAATGGCGCTTGACGGCCTTGCGCGAGATGCCAATCCGTTCGGCGATCGCGTCAAAATCCAGATCCAGCGACAGCAATTCCGCAACTTGGTCACGCTTTGGCGATGCCGGTTTCTTCCGCAGTTTCGGTTGCCTGTTTCCCGCTGGACGATACACTTGGCCGCGAGCCGTGCGCTGCCGAGCCTTGAACCGGCGGGCGAGGTTTCCGGCGCTGGCCGTTCGGAACAGGCCTCCGACATAGGAATCACTAGCTGCACCGCTCATCGCCACCCCCATTCTGCTAGGCTCTCCCTCGCGTCCTCGACGGAGCGCACGACTGCATAGGGAAGCCCCCACACGCCCGTTGCCAGTTCGCCGAACGCGATTTGCTGCGGCGACACTCGGCCGCCTTCAGCCTTGATCTCGAAGAAGCCGACGCGGCGCACAAAGCGGCGGTCGAACAGGATCAAGTCAGCCGCACCGACGACCATTCCCGCCTTCTTGAGCTTGTTGATCTGCTTGGCGCGGGCAACCTTGTCGCCGGCCAGCACAGCGCCATTGGCGAAGTGAACGCTGTCGATCGCTTGAGCCGCCAGAAAATGACGTACTTGGCTCTGGATCTGCGATTCCGACAGACGAGCTGGAGGTGTTTGGGTTTGTGGGGGTGTCATGCGGCGAGACTTTGCGATTGAAGCGCCTCGACCATCGCGATCCGCTCACCGATCCAGCGCATCACCGGAACCGCCATTGAATTGCCAAGCGCCTTGTAGCGAGGGCCATCAGCAGCTGGCTTTCCGCGATAGGGAATGAGGGTGTAGTCGTCGGGGAAGCCTTGGAGACGTTCGCACTCTCGAGGAGTGAGGCGGCGCACGGCTGAGCCTTGCAGTGCAGCTGGATAGCCTTGTCCCGGCTTGCCACCACCAGTTGCCATCGCATCGGTCTGATCCGAGATCCGCAGTTCGGCGCGCTGGTTTTCCATGAACGCAACCGCTGGAGTCTTGCTTTTGTCCAGCGTGGGCGTGATGCTTGCGCTTGCGCTTGCGCTTGCGCTTGCGCCTTGTGACGGTGAGTTTTGCCAGCCGAACGCGACTAGGCCGTTCTCGTCTTTGAAACCGCTATGAGCATCGCCGTTGCTCGTCAGAGTGCCGCATGTGACAGGTACCAGGGGCGTTCCTCGCCCCGTACCGTCCTCGCTTGCGTCAAAGCCTTCAGCGCGAAGGGAATGGGCGACGAACAGTCCTGCGCCGCTGTCAATGTGCTGGTTGTCTAGTCCTAGCTTGCTTCCGAAGGCGGCGTTAAGCGTCGGCGCGGTTTCCCCGCCACATCCTTGTGGAATGAGGTGCTCGGCTTGCCCTTGGTTGTCGTCTGCGCCACACGTTCCAACGCCGTTTGCAGTAAGGGCGGCAACGCTCGCCCGCGCTTCTCTGCGCGGCGGAGGATTCCCTTGCAGGCTGTGGCGCTCAAATAGAACCGCTGCGGCACGTCGCCAGTCTCCAAGATGTCCGACAACGAACACGCGGCGCCGGCGCTGTGGAACTCCGAAATGCTGTGCATCGAGAACCCGGTATGCCCACCCATACCCGCATTGCCCCAAGCCCCCGAGGAAGGCTCCAAAATCCCGTCCTTGTTCGCTTGACAGGACGCCAGGCACGTTCTCCCAGAGAATCCAGCGGGGAGCATACTTAGCAGCGATGGCAAGGAAGGTGAGAGCGAGGTTGCCGCGAGGGTCAGCCAAGCCCTTTCGAAGTCCAGCGACTGAGAAGGACTGGCAGGGTGTTCCACCAACGAGAAGATCGATGTCTGCATCCGGCCATTCCTGAAACTTGGTCATGTCTCCCCAGTTCGGAACCTCGGGGAAATGGTGAGCGCGAACAGCGTTCGGAAACGCCTCAATGTCAGCGCCAGCGATGTAATTCCAACCGAAGCCGCGCCATGCGACTTCCGGTGCTCCGATTCCGCTGCACACGGTCAGGACGTTCATTCGCCCCTCCCGAGATATGCGAGTGCGAGATGAAGCCATCCGGCATCCTCGACATGAGGAAGCGCAATGTTGCAGCCGTGGCAGAGGATGCCGCGAACCTCGCCCGTTTCGTGATTGTGGTCGATATGCCGCCGTCGCGGCTCCTCACCGCAAATCGCGCAGACCCCGCCTTGGTCGGCGAGCATCTGTTCAACATCGGCGGGGCGAAGGCGGTAGCGCGTCCAGAGGTTGTTCTTCAGTCTCTGCTCTGGAGTGACCTTGCGATTGCGATGTTCACGGGCGTAAGCGTTGAAGCAATCCTTGCACCAAGAATGACGACCAGCCACGCCACTAGGCTGCCTATGGAACGCGCCAAGCGGCTTCATCTCATCGCAATGGCAACAAGTCTTGGCTTCGATGTCGAAGAGGTAGCGCATCACGCCAGCCCCCGCGTCCGCTTCAGCGCAGCCTCACGGCGCTTTCGGTAATCCTGAACCTCAAAGCTATTGCGCCGCTTCTCGACATCTCTCGCTAGGGCTTCACACGCCAGCTCACGAGCGCTTGCGATTGTGCGGTTACAGGAGTGGTGTAAGAGCCAGTTGCGGAGGAAGTTCATTCGGCGTCTCCAGCTTCGCTGGCCGCGCTCTCGTGCTTCGCATCAAGCCCTGTTTCACGGTCTTGACCAAAGGCTTCGATCGCTGACGCGAACGTCATGTTGTTTTCGGCGCAGTATCGGCGGAATGCGGCCTCGTGCAGCTCGCCCGGCAGCATGTCGATGCCGGTTCCTATGGTGCCGCCTTTCCATGATCCCTTGCGCTTGCCAGTCTCACCGGAGAAGCGGATATCGAGGGAACGACGAACCTTGTTGGCGCGGAACAGCGAAAGCCATTTGAACCAACCTTCGCCGAACTTCCATTCGCGCTCTTCAATGCGCGTCGTGGCGGTCAGCTCTTCGCCATCATAATCCTTGAACGAAAATGTAGCGCTCGGGCAGGCGTCCTTGATTGCGCTCTCTGCCTCATAGCGATTATGCCAGACGGGCCTCGGCGTCTTACCGCGCCTGTGCTGTGGTAACGTGTAAAATAGGTCGCCGTTGAGATCGTAGAGGCTGTGGCGGACATGTCGCCATTGCGTCCACGGCAGAAACTTGCTCCAGCTTTGTGTCGTGGAGCTGTCGTTCGTCTGCCTGCCGAGAAAGACTTGCAGGAAGCCTTCTGAGTAGCTGAAGCCGTACTCGCGCTCGTGTGTGTCGTAGTACCAGTTGCGACCTAAGCGAGCGACGGTAGCCGCGTCCCATGCCGACCCAGGGTAAACCTTCTTGCGCCACGGTTTGATGATCTGTGGAAGAGCGGCGATGAAAGTACGACGCCCAATGCTCACCCGGAGACGGCAACCCGGATAGTCGTCGTCATCCCCTGACCCGAGCACCAAGGCCAAGCGCCAATAATCGTTCGGAGCATAAGTGAACGGGCCGAAATAGCGGTCGTTGTTCGACCAGCGGATAGCGTTCATGCTGCGCTCCTCGTTTCGCGACGAATGGGAGTGTCGAGATCGAGCGGACGTTGCTTCGAGCGCAGCGCGCGTTCGGTGGCGCTTTCGCTCAGCCGGTCTTTAATCTCGGGATAGGCTTCCAAGGCGCGCATCCACACGATGAAGCCCATCTCGGCTTCACCAGCGATGTACTTCGCCACCTGATCGTCTGAGCGGCCAAGCGCATAGGCCATGTCGTTGAGCGTCAGCCCGCGACCGTTCTTCACCTGAAGGAGAGCGGTACCGAGATCGCCAAGCACCTCAGATTGGGGGCGATTTCGGATACCATGAATAAGGGGAGTGCTCATGCCGCAGCCCTCCGAGGAGGACGGGCGCGCTCACGCTCTATTTTGCATGTGCGGCATGTCCGTACGCCGACAGGAGTGACGTAGAGATTGTCGCCCTCGAATGGGTGACCCCTACGGCAAGTCGTCTTGCTCGCTACTCGACGCGCCATGTTCTCTGCGCGCGTTACCGACTCTAGATGATCTGGATTGCAGCACGATGGCTGTCTGCACAGATGATCGATCTCCATCCCCTCAGGGATAGGACCGACAAAGGCTTCGTATGCCGCGCGAGCGATGCGCACCATTGTGCGATATCCAGGAGGCTTCCCAAAGGCGTACCCGTCCCGTTTGAGGCTAAGCTGCCAAACCCAGCAGGGTGACGTGTGCCCCCTATCTTCGAGCACAACACGGTCTCGAACATATCGCTGTACAGAAAAGCCGTGGATTAGCGGGGTGCCCATGCGTTAATTACCTGTTCACCGCCCACGAGAAGGCGGAGTTGAAGGAAGACGAAGTTGAGTAACCTGTGTGCAGGCCCGCTCGTTTTGCTCGGTAGCGATGTGGGCGGGCCTCAATCCCTCGGCGATCTGGCTAGCCAGCGCCGCCGTTCGTGCGTCAGCGTCGGAGAACTCGCTAATCTCCTGATCGAACAGCTGAGCCGCGTAATCGAGAACACGACCGACAAACCATGCGATGAGAGCGCAGAAGGTGAGCCAGCCCAAAATAGCGAG